GCAGTACCCCATGGCTTTCAACCTTCAATCCATCCAGCGCACCAAGCGCATGCGTGCACCCAAGATCGTGATCGCTGGACCAGGCAAGATCGGCAAAACGACTTTCGCTGCGCACGCCCCCAACGCGGTGGGCATCTTGACCGAGGACGGCGCGGACGCGGTGGACGCGTCGGCTTTCCCTCTGGCGTCATCGCTTGATGAGGTCTACCAAGCGATCAGCACGCTGCTTAAAGAAGAGCACGAGTTTGAGTCGGTGTTCATCGACTCGCTCGATTGGCTCGAGCCCCTGCTGCACCAGCATGTGTGCGCGGCCAACAAGTGGGCCAACATCGAGACGCCTGGCTACGGCAAGGGCTACATCGCAGCTGCCGAGGAGTGGCGCAACCTGCTTGCCGGCCTCGAGGCCCTGCGCCAGCAACGCAACATGGCCGTGATCCTAATCGCGCACGACAAGATCAAGCACTTCGAGTCGCCCCTGCACGATGGTTATGACCAGTATGTGTTGAAGCTGCACGACCGCGCTGGTGCATTGGTTCAGGAATGGGCCGATGTGATCGGCTGGGCCAACTACCGCATCGTCACCACGCAGAGCGATGCCGGCTTTGGCAATAAAGAAACAAAGGCCCGCACCACGGGCGAACGAATTCTCCATGTCGAACCGCACCCAGCCCACATGGGCGGGAACCGTTTCGGTCTGAAGAACATGCCTCTCAGCTGGGAAGCATTCGCAGCCGCTTTGTCGGCAAACAACTAAGCCATCAACCAGGAGTAACACATGGCAACTTTCAACTTCAACGCAGCATCGGTCGAACCAATGCAACCTCGCTCATACGCGCCTCTGCCCGATGGCGAGTACGAGATGATCATCACCAAATCTGATGTCAAGCCCACCAAGGCCGGCACAGGCCACTACCTCGAGCTCGAGATGCAAGTGGTTGGCGGTGAGCACAGCGGTCGCCGTCATTGGGAACGCCTCAATGTAGACAACCCCAACAAGCAAGCCGAGGACATCGCCAAGGCCGCGCTGGCCGCTTTGTGCATGGCTGTGGATGTGCCTGACATGACAGACACCGCGCAGCTGCACGACATCATCTTCACCGCCAAGGTGGAGATCGACCGCAAGGAGCCCGATCGCAACCGCATCGTGGGCTACGCCGGCGTCAACACAGGCACAAGCGCACCCGCAGCCAAGCCTGCCGCGCCTGCTGCAAAGCCCGCTGCACCAGCTGCTGGCAAGAAGCCCTGGCAATAAAAACAAAAGGGGGAAAGCTGCGGGCAATCCCGCCCATTGGTACAGAGCAGCGAGTACCCCGACTGCAACAAGGACACAACCATGAAAACCACGACAGCCATTTTTTTACTGCTTGCGCTTGGCGCGTGCAGCACCACCACACCGCCAACACAGACGCTGATCATCGACAAAGATGTGCAGGGCATGTCGCGCAATGAGGTGATCACGGCCATCAACGAATGCGAGGCCAATGGCACGCGAGCCGTGATGGTGTACGCGAAACGCAAGATCAGCGGATACACCGCAGATGTCGTGGCCGATGTCACTTGCGCCCCTAGCTACTTTCAAAAACGATATTGAGGCACGCAATGACACAACAACACACACCAGGACCTTGGCACAAAGAACTCGGGTCCTACATTTATGCGCGCACCAGCAAAGTTGCAGACGCATATTTTGCTCAGACTGAATCAGAAAGGACGGCTAACGCCCGCCTGATCGCCGCTGCGCCTGAGCTGTTGACGGCGTTGCAAGAAGTGGTGCGCGTGTTTGACAGCCACCCATCAAGCATCACTGACACGGTATGGGTGACTGGCGAATCGCCAGAAACGCTTTATGACCATTGCCGCGCCGCCATCGCAAAGGCGACTGGGGGCGATCATCAGCCATACAAATCCATTTCGGATCAAATGATTCAAGCGACGAATGGCCGTGTGCGAATTGATCCTGTGACCGGCAATGTCGGAATTGGCATCGTTCCCGCCGCCATCGCCAAAGCAACAGGAGAAAAATAAATGGCAACACTTCCCGACTCTACACACACCACCGCGCACCAGATCGTGCGCTGGTACGAATCAAAACCACAAGAGCACCGCCCGCACATGGGCGCGTCTTTGATTGGCCATCAATGTGAGCGCAGCATCTGGTTGACCTGGCGCTGGGTTAAGAAGCCCGAGTTCTCTGGCCGCATGCTGCGCTTGTTCAATCGTGGCCAACGCGAGGAGGCGCTGTTTGTTGAAGAGCTGCGCGCCATAGGTGCACAAGTGTGGGACACCGATCCCGACACCGGTGGCCAGGTGCGTGTGAGCGCCTGCAATGGCCACTTCGGTGGATCGCTCGATGGCATTGCCAAGGGCCTACCAGAAGCGCCCAAGGCCACCGCCGTGCTTGAGTTCAAGACACACAGCAACAAGTCATTCATGGACCTGGCCAAGAACAAGGTGCAGGCCAGCAAGCCCCAGCACTACGCGCAGATGACTGTGTACATGGGCCTGATGGACATCGACCGCGCCCTCTACATGGCCGTCAACAAAGACACCGACGACCTGTACACCGAGTGGGTGCACTTCGATCAAGAGCACTTCACCGTGCTGATGGATCGCGCCGAGCGTTTGATTGGCATGAGTGAGCCACCGCCCAAGCTCAGCGACGACCCTGCTTACTTCGTCTGCAAGATGTGCAACTTCTGGAAGCATTGCCACGGTGGCCAGGCTGCCGAGGCCAACTGCCGCAGCTGCTGCTACGCCTCGCCTGTTGAGGATGCGGCATGGAGTTGCGACAAGCACAAGGTGAAGCTGTCCGACCAGGTGCAGCGCGATGGCTGCAACGATCACCTGATGATCCCCGCGCTGGTCCCCTACGGTGAAGCCGTGGACGGTGGCGAGAGCTGGGTCGCCTACAAGCACCGCGACAACGGCGTGATGTTTGTGAATGGTCCCGAGGGGTGCAGCGAGTACGGCCCGATCTTCTCGAGCAAGGAGCTGCACAACTGCCCTGGCTCGCTGATCGCAGATGTGATCAATGTCAAGAACGAATTCCCCGTGAGCAAGGTGGCCAGCGGTGATGTGAAGGCCCCGCTGGATCACACCACCGCGTGGGACGACATCGCCACGCATCCCGACGATCTGCCTGTCAAGGCTGATCCAGAACCCAAGCGCGCAGCTCGAGCAAAGATCAAGTCAGCGGTGCAGGCCATGGAGGCAATGAAAAAATGAAATTCCTCCAAGCCGTCTGCGCGTTCGTTTTCTTTTGGGCCTTTGGCCTGTTCATGTTTGGTTTGGTTGCACGCATCACCTGGGAGATGTTGCGGCTCGGGTGGAGTGTCTTGTGACCGATCTGCTTGAACGCATCAAAAACAAGATCGTGGAGGTGGGCGACTGCTGGGAGTGGCAGGGCGCGATGCAAGCCACCTCACCCGTGCCCACCATGAACTTCAACGGCAAGGTCAAGCCCGTGCGCCGGCACATTGCCGAGGCCATGAACTTGAAAGTTGAAGGCAAGCTGGCCACCTACCGCTGCGGCAACCCTTTGTGCGTGCACCCCGATCACATCGCGGTAATCACACGCAAAAAACTGCAACAGCGCATCGCCAAAGAGTTCAAGCACCACACCAATCCCCTGCGCTTGAAGAAGCTCTCCGATAAGGCGCGAGCACGCGGCAAATTGACCGCTGAGCTCGCCCAGTCCATTCGAGACGCCGAGGGTACGCAACGACAGATTGCGGCCCAGTTTGGCGTGACCCAAGCCACCGTCAGCGTGATCAAGCGCGGCGTCACTTGGCGCGACTACACAAACCCATTCACACAATTACTCGGAGGACTCAACAAATGAGTTTCATTATTGCAATAGACCCCGGAATTAACGGCGCGATCGCGATCCTTGAAAAGAGCGGCGAGCTCGTTCATGTGTTCGAAATGCCAGCCGTCGAGGTGGTGGTGGGTGGCAAGGCCAAGCGCCGCGTCAGCCCCGAGATGCTGGCCGCTGAGCTGCGCCTCTACAACATCAGCGGGACCGTGGCCATCATCGAGCAAGTGGGCGCGATGCCTGGTCAGGGCGTGAGCTCCATGTTTGCGTTTGGCGAGGCCTTCGGGCTGGTCAAGGGCGTGCTGGCCGGCATGACCATCCCCTTCCAGACCATCACCCCTGGCAAGTGGAAAAAGGCCCTCAACCTGAATGCCGGCAAGGACGCGTCCAGAGCCAAGGCGGCGGCCCTGTTCCCTGACAAGGCCGGCGAGTTCAGGCGCGTCAAAGACGACGGCAAGGCCGAGGCCACGCTGATCGCTTACTGGGGGCTAAATGGATGAGAGTTCTTGTTGCATGCGAATACTCGGGGCGTGTACGCGACGCCTTCATTGCACTAGGGCATCAAGCCACCAGCTGCGACCTGTTACCAACCGATGCACCTGGCTTGCACTATCAAGGTGATGTGATGGACATCATTGCTGATGGATGGGATTTGATGGTGGCTCACCCGCCATGCACCTACCTGTCAGTCAGCGGCATGCATTGGACTACTCGAGGCCTGCGCGATCCCCAGTTGACTGAGGACGCGTTGGAGTTTGTGCGCCAGCTCATGGCCGCGCCCATCGACAAGATCGCGATCGAGAATCCGATCAGCGTGATTTCGAGCCGGATCAGGAAGCCTGACCAAATCATCATGCCGTACCAGTTTGGGCACGACGCAAGCAAGAAAACCTGCTTGTGGCTCAAGAACCTGCCGCCCCTGCAACCCACCTCTTTTGTTGAGCCGCGCATTGTGAATGGCAAACCGCGTTGGGGTAATCAAACCGACAGCGGGCAGAACAAGCTGCCCCCCAGCGCTGACAGATGGAAGGTGCGCAGCGAGACATACAAAGGCATCGCAGACGCGATCGCCCAACAATGGGGGGGAAATATTTTGGCTTGACCGGTGTGTTTTTCTCAATGTTGTGTTACAGTCTCCCCATCAACCTGATTAACGAGGCACAACCATGGCAATCAAGAAACGCGGCGACACCTACTGGCTCGATGTGACGATCAACGGCAATCGCATCCGAGAGTCACTCAAAACCAGCGACCCCAAGCAAGCCCAGGAGCTCCACGACATTCGTCGTGCCGAGCTCTGGCGCACCACCAAGCTCAAAGAGCGCCCCAAGAAGACATTCAAGCAGGCCTGCGATCGCTGGCTCACCGAGCGCGCACACAAGAAGTCGATCAGCGACGACAAGGACAAGATTCGCATCCTCGAGCCAAAGCTGGGGACCAAGCTGCTCACCGAGCTGGACCGCGACACCATCGAGGACTCGATGCCGCAGGATGTGAAGCCGGCCACCCGCAATCGCTACCGCGCCCTGATTCGCGCCATCCTGCGCAGCTGCGAGCGTGAGTGGGACTGGATCGAGCGCGCCCCGATCATGCGCACCGAGGCCGAGCCAAAGCGCCGCGTCGCATTCCTGACACGCGAGCAGGCCGAGGCTTTGATCGCCGCGCTACCGGAAAAGTACCGGTGTCCTGTCCGTTTCGCTTTGCTCACCGGCTTGAGAAGATCGAATGTCTTTGGCCTGACCTGGGACAAGGTCGATCTCGAGCGCGGTACGGTGATCGTTGAGGCCGATGAGGCCAAGGCTGGCCACCGGATTGTTGTGCCCTTGAACACCGCAGCCAAGGCCATGCTGGAAGCCATTCCAGAGCCCCGCCAAGGCCGTGTTTTCGGTGGGCCTGACAAGGTTACCCCCAGCGTCTGGAAAGCGGCTTGCGCACGCGTTGGTGTGCCTTGGTGCAGGTTCCATGACCTGCGCCACACCTGGGCCAGCTGGCACGCCATGGCCGGCACGCCCACCTCGGTGTTGCAGGAGCTCGGTGGCTGGCACTCAGCCCAAATGGTGCAGCGCTACGCCCACCTGTCGCCCGAGCACTTGGCTGCCGCAGCCGAGAAAGTCACCCTCTAAGTCACATTTCGGGCACAAATGCGTTGAAATTCGACTTAGAGGGGCTTGCCAGGCATGCGTAAGTCATTGATTTGGCGGAAGGGGTGGGATTCGAACCCACGGTACAGCAATGCTGTACACCGGATTTCGAACCTGAATGAATAAAAAAAGGACTTTGATAACAAGCCTTCATCAATTTTGTGCCTGAGTTTTCGCCTGTTTCGCGGCACAAATAAGTCACACCCAAACAGGTTGTTTGAAAGAAGTTTTATGAGCAACACACAACACACGCCTGGACCTTGGCTTCATGTTAAAGCCGACGAGTGCCACGGTCATTACATTGAGGACGCTACGGGCGAGACTGTTTGCGACCTGTACTTTGTCACAAGCAGCCGACACGAATTTTCGAACGCTGAGTTGAACGCCCGCCTGATCGCCGCTGCGCCTGATCTGCTGGAGGCGTTGGCAGCAATCGTCGAAGCGCTTGATGAAATAGGAGGTCATCAGCGCTTGGTGCGCGTCGGTCATGCCGCCATCGGCAAAGCGACTGGGAGTGCGGCATGACTACCAAGCACACACCAGGACCTTGGCGATACGAGCGACGCGGGACGCAGGTTTGGGGTCGCTCAGTAGGCGGGTGTCAACTTGAAGAGAACAACCACCTTGTCGCCGATGTGCGCGGATGGGGACATCTTCAATACTTGCCCAACGGAGCGGACATTCAAGATGCCAATGGCCGCCTAATTGCAGCCGCGCCCGATCTTTTGGAAGCCCTTATCGAACTTCGATACGCAAGCACGGAAAAAGCGGAGCGCATGGCAGACGACGCGATTGCCAAAGCGACCGGCTCTGCCGACACAAATCCGGAAAACATCCGTTAATCAATGACTTATGAGCCGGATTTTCGATGGCACAAAAAAGGCACAGGGCTGAAATCCTGTGCCTCAATGTGATGCGATAACCGCAACAAACCATTCGTAAGTCATTGATCTGGCGGAAGGGGTGGGATTCGAACCCACGTTGGGGCAGAAGCCCCAAACCGGATTTCGAATGCGAACAGGCAAAAAAAAGCCCTGAAAAACAGGGCACAAGCCTCACGGCAACTGCTTTGTGGCACAAGCCACGGCACAATTTTGGCACAAAGTCAGTTGACCGCCGCGAGCACTTTTTCGTATCGAGCCTTTCGATCAGCGATGCCGATCAGGCCGCCGTTGATTTTCTTGGTCATACCCTCCATGTCGCCCGCGTCGGCAAACTTGGAGAGGTTGTTGGCCTTCCAAAACCAGCCGGCTGACCTGGCTGCGGCCATGGGCTCGAGCAGCAAATCAGGGTTGCCCACCAGGTCAAGGCCCAAGGCCTCCCCGCACCGGCGCATATTGTCTTTGCCGGTCAATTGTTTCAGACCCCTGCCCCTGTACAGCCACCCCTCACCGGACTCAGCTGGCCCATTGCCCATGCGTGAGCTGTAAACCATGTTGGCGATCAGCTCGGGCTTGCCGGCGATCGCGTTGGCCACCGCCGTGGGCACTAGCTTGCCGTTTTCCTTGATGGGCTTTTTGTCTGGACCCAGCACCGCAAACCGGTTTGGCCAGCACGCAGCCAAAGTCGCGGCCTTGTAATTGAGGTTCTCGGTCAGCATGGTGTAGCCGCCCGACTCATGCGCCGTTTGCGCCAGGAAGGCTGCAACGCGCTGGGGCGTGTTGATTTCAAACTCGACGCATGTCTCAACCACCGCGTCGAGCCACTTGGCTGGGTCCTTGACGCCAGCCGCGATCAGAATCGGGCTGCTTGGCGTCATTGCTGCTGCTCCTTCTGCTTCTGATCAACAGCCTCCTGCGACTTGTTGCTCGAGCCGTAGAAGAATCGGATCAGCGAGTTGACCGCTGTGCCGATCAAAAAGCCCAAGATGATGTTGATGAAGTCGCGGTTGCGGTTCTCGATGGGCATGAACGACACCAAGAAGAAATACAAGAACGACGCGCCGGTCAAGAACCACGCGTAGGCTTGGCTGAACTTGCGAGTGCCTTCATCTGCCATGTACATGTCGGTGGCGCGCTGCGTGGACTTCTCATCCAGCTGGGCCATGAACTCAGAGTGCCGGTTGGCCTCTTCTTGCAGCTTGGCGTTGTATTCAGGAGTCGCCTCGCCCTCGGGCTTGAGCTCCATGCCAAGTTTTTGTTGAACAGCATCGACACCTTTTTCGATGACCTGGTCGGCCACCTTGTGCATGCCGTTATTGATTAGGTTCGCTACGATCCCCGCGACGATTGGCAACATCTTCAACTTCCTTTCTTACTTCATCTTTTAGCTGCTTGCGCAGCTCGCCCATTCTTCTCACCTCCGCTTGCATTTGAGACTTCATTCTCAAGTGATCAATCGTGATCAACACGGCCAACGGCAACGCAAGAAACAAAACCAACGACAGGATCACCACGGCAATCGCAAACCACCTGGAGTCTTCGCGAGCGAGGCGAACGACAGCATCAGACTCCACACCCACACCAGCGCGAGTGCCACCCACGCCACCGTAAGTGCCCGATCGATTCGGTGGTTGACCTGTTGTTCGCGTTGCCACTTAGCATCCCTCTCCTGCTTTTTTTTCACCTGCCTCGCAAACTCCTGCTCCTCAAGAATCTGGTCGTACATCTTCAAAAACCTTGAATAGATGTCCCGCAATTCCATCGGCGCGTACACCATCGCTTCTCTGATCTGCACCGTCATGTTTTCGAGCTGCAACTCGATCTCGACGCGATCAATTGCGCTGTCTTCGACCGTGTCTGTCGTCTTTGAAATTTCCTCAAGCTCGGCGCAATGCGCCCTTAACTTGCGGCGAATTTCAAAAAAGGTTTTGAGCTGCTCGCAAACTGTGTGGATGGCCTGAGTCTGATACTCCTCATACGAGAGCTCGGGCTCGGCCTTCTTTTTGGATGCCACCGCGTTGGCTTTGGCTGGCGCTGGGGCTGACTTGACGGGGGTAAGAACAGGAGCAGCAGGCTTAGAAGCAAATAAACCTGTGAGCCAACCCCAAAGGCCTGTGACCTCTTTGAAGATGGCTTTGGCGTCACCGACGCCTTGCTCAACTGTCTTTTTGAATGAACTGATTTCTGCTTTGCCTTGAGCGAGCATCTCTGTGCCGCGCTTAATGGCAGCGACAGTACTCTGAGCAAGGAGGAGCAGGCTGATAGGGTCAATGACTCACCTCTTCAAGTGCGAGATGAGAAACCCAACAGCAGCAGAGAACGATGACGCAATAGCCATGCCGACCCAAAAGCCGCCACGGCCTTGATTGGCAAGCGCGACCAGCTGCTCGAGCTGGCCCTCCATCTTGTCAATCTTCTTGTCCATGTCCTGGACCTTCTGCCACAGGACACCGTACTTAACTAAGTCAATTTGCGTCTGGGGTTCCACTTGCAGCTTCCTCTTGCTTTGGAAGCTGCTCCTCGGCCTGCTGGCGAATCTTTGCCGCGAGGGGCCAGATGTTTGTTTCGGTGGGTAGCTTGCCGAACAGGTTCAGCATGCCGTTCACTTCATCGAGGGACAGCTTCAATACGATTTCCATTTGATTCTCCGGTAGGGTCGTGGGTTGATGAAATATTGTTGTGTTTTGATTATCGCAATGTTCAAGGCGTAGCTTTGAGCGCAGCAATGTCGGCCTGCATCTGAGTGATGATGGCTTGTTGTTCTTGGATGGCTGCTGTCAGAGTAGCCACTAAGAAGCTGGTGTCGATGCCTTGATAGGCTGGCACTTCACGCTCTCCCATCACAGCCTCGACCGCTGGTGTCAGTTCGTTGCCTTCTTCATCAAATGTGGCTGGCACAGCAGGGCTGATTTCATACTGCTCTATGCTCGTGGCGTCTTTTTCACCAGTTACACATTGAGGCACAACTTCAGCCAACTCATGGGCAATGAAACCTTCACCATCAGAGCCATCTGCTTTCCACTTGTAGGTGCAGGGTTTGAGCGCAGCAACCTTTGCCAAAGCACCCGTCATGGGCTGGATGTCTTCTTTCAATCGGTAGTCAGAACTAGTGTTGTATGCGGTTGTAGAACCGTCTGTGCTAATGGTTCCTTTAACTGCTGCGTTGTAAAAGAAATTAACAAGAGTTCCAGATGATGTTGAGCGACCAATATTTACTGGTGCGCTACTTGTTGCATTTACAGAGAATGACTTGCTTGCTGGTCTATATGTAAAGCCATCTCCATTAGCACCAATGATGTCAGCACTTGTAGTCCCCACCAGCAAGTTACCGCTGGAGTCGATACGGGCGCGTTCTGAGCCATTACTCCAAAATGTTGGAAAATAGCTTGAACCTGCTCCAAACTTGATTTCACCTGTGCTCGCATTGGCAGTCCAAGAAGCAACTTCTGTTCCGTTTCCGGTATAAACAATGTTATACCCTTTGACCCCTGTAAGAATACCAGCGGTAAAGTTTTGGGATGGTGCAGTGTATCCAACACCCAAATTCCCACTAGCATCAAGCGTCATTGCTTGGGTGGCGCTGCCTGATGAAGTTGATTGGTAGAACAAAAATGAGCCTTTGGTAGACGCATCTGAGCCAATCGAAAATAAACGGCTTGTTCCAGCATTAGTGTCAACAACAAGCGAACTTGCGGTGTAGGGGAAAACGCCCCAACCATTGCCAGAAGTGACCAAACCAGCAGATGAAGACATACCGCCAGAGACGGTTAACTTTGCTCCAGTTACAGGTGTAGTTGTTCCTACTAGCAAGTTGCCAGCCTTATCGAGACGCATGCGCTCGGATGGGCCAGCACCACCGTCAGGCGTAGTACCAAACACCAAGTCGGTGGGCATGTCATTCGTGCCAGGCGTCGCGCTGATGATCGCGTTGATGTACGCGCCCTGCAAGTAAGCAGCGCCGTCATAGCCTCGGAACACCAAGTTACCCAGCACATCGCCGTTCTGCACGACAGATGTGTTGCGCACCTTCTCCAAAATCACATACGAGCCATTGGCGTCGTTGGTCTTGTTGCGATTGGTGATCTGTGGGTAGTACGCGGTAGCGTTTTCAAATGTGGCAGTTGTGCCGCTGAATGTAGCCGCACCAGTCACCGCCAAAGTGCCGCTCAGAGTAGTGTTGCCAGAAGCGCTCAGCGTGCCGGTAACCGCAACACCAGTTGCCAAGAACTGCATCACTTGCGAGCCGGTGATGGCCAAGCGCATGTCACCAGCGCCAGCGCGATACAGGCCGGTTGATGTCTCGTTGGTAAACGCGAGGCCAGGCAACGACACCGTGCCATCGAACAAGCGCAGCGCAGCAGTCATGCCGCCCTCGCCATCGCGGGACAACGAATCAGTCATTGCCGACGCGAGGTCAGACAATGTGTTGTTGGCCCAGCTCGCCTCGATGAGCGTGCCCGACGATACGGGGTTGCCGGAAGGCAGCGTGTAGGTTCCTGAACTATTGCGTGGCATGTTTTTCTCCGCTTACTGTGTGTCGATCTGGATGGCCGCCTGTGCTGCAAAAGGGCGCAACAGATCAGCAATTGTTTTTGTGTCCTTGGCTGCCAATATTTTCGCAGCCACCTTGGGGTCAGTTAGTGCGCGTGCGAGCAGCTGCTCGGTCTGCGACTGAGTCATTTGGAATGGCAAGCTCAACGCGCCGGATGCAATGCGTCCCACCATTGAGTCAGCTGCCGATTGAGGCAAGCCCAAGGGGCCCAAGAACTGACGAATCACATTCTGAGCACCGAGGTACTGAGCGGTGGGTGAGCCTGGTACGCGGGCCAGCTCTTGAGCCGACGCATAGCGCGCCATGTCTTCACCGATACCTTGCACCGCACGCAGCTGGTCAGGATCGAGCACGCTGTCCATCTTTGCGCCGCGCATGCCGGTGGCATTGGCTGCCGTGGCGTCTGCGTTGCGCAAGGCATTGGCGTAGCTGTTGGCGTTCACACGCGCCAGCGAGCCATTGCTCAAGTCGTCCAGCGCGGGAATGGCTTTGTCGCGCAGCGTCTGCGCCACATCCATCTGATTGATGGGGCGCGACATCTCGCGGAAAGTGTTCATCGCCTCACCGTAAGCGGGCGACGAATCTTGCAAGAAGCCCACCAGCTTGCGCTGGGTGTCCATCAAGGCCTCAACCTCTGCGCCACGGCCAGCACGCTTGGCCTCGCTGATCATGTCGTCGAGCGCCTTCTTGGTGTAGTGCATGCCGGCCACGCTGCCGGCTGGGTCTGTGATGTCGATGCCCTTCTCTTTGGCCAGCACCTTGGCTTGAGCCATGGCACGCTGCACCGAGGGACGCTGCATCAGCTCAGCAGCCACCGCCTCGAGCTCGGGCGTCATTTGCAGGCCCTCTGCGTAGGCTTTGCCGTACTGTTGCTGTGCAGCTGCTTCACGCGCTGAGTCAAAGAACTCGCGCTTGCCATCGTTGCCGGCCATGTCGTCCAAGATGCCGCGATAGCCTGCGATCTGGCGACCGCGAGCCTCTGCCAAAGCAGATGCGACATCGGTCGATGTGGCTGCCGCGCCGCGCTGGAGCTGAGCGATGCCAGGGTCCATCGTGGCCTCGGCAAGTGTCTGCGCTGGCAGGCTTGGGTAGCGACCTGGCACGGTCACATCGCTGGCCGCGTTGACGGTGCGACGCACCGCGTTGGGATCAGTCGCAAAGCGCTCGATCGTGCGCTTCAAGATGCGCTCACGGCCACCTTGCGTCAAAGGCTCCAAAACGGCCTTGCCGGCGTTGTAGGTGGCTCCAAGCACCCTA